CAAGATTCTGCACCATCTGCACCGCGCCCCAGCGGTCAAAGGCGATCTCGCGGATGTTGTAGCGCTTGCCCAGTTCGTCAATGAACCGCTCGATGAATCCGTAGTGCACCACGTTCCCTTCGGTGGTCAGCATATGTCCTTGTTTTTCCCAGAGGTCGTACGGCACGTGGTCGCGCCGGACGCGGAGACCGATGTTGTTCTCAGGCATCCAGAAAAACGGCAGGACAGCATATTTGTCGACTTCATCCACTGGTGGGAACACCAGCACGAAGGCGGTAATGTCGGTGGTGGAGGAGAGGTCAAGCCCGGCGTAGCAGACCCGCCCCTCAAGGCTTGCCAAGTCAACCTGGAAGGCGCAGGCATCCCACTTCGCCATGGGCATCCAGCGCACGGACTGTTTGACCCATTGATTGAGCCTAAGCTGCCGGAAGCTATTCTCCTCGGCAGGGTTCTGCTTGGCCGACTCGCAGGCGGCCTTCATCTTGTCGATGCCGACGGTGATGCCAAGTGAGGGGTTCACTTTCTTCCATACCTTCGGGTCAGTCCAGTCGTCATCTTCTTTCGCCCCATAAATGACGGGGTAGAAGGTAGGGTCGTGCTTCCTCCCCGCGAGGATATCCTGTGCCTTCTGATGCGTCTCATGGCATATGCTCTGGGTGTCTGTCCCTGCAGTGGTGATGAGGAAGTACAGAGGCTGGGTTCGCGCGTCACCGGAGCCTTTGGTCATGACATCAAAGAGCTTGCGGTTAGGCTGGGTATGCAATTCATCGAATACTACGCCATGGATATTAAATCCATGTTTGGAATAGGCTTCTGCACTTAGTACTTGGTAAAAACTCTTGGTCGGCAGATATATTAGTCTCTTGGTGGAAGCTAAGATCTTCACCCGCCGAGACAGGGCGGGGCAAGTACGCACCATATCTGCCGCCACTTCAAAGACAATGCTGGCCTGCTGCCGATCGGCGGCACAGCCGTAGACCTCAGCGCGTTCCTCTCTGTCGCCGCAGGTGAGAAGCAGGGCGATGGCAGCGGCCAACTCCGACTTGCCTTGCTTTTTCGGTATTTCTACATATGCCGTATTGAATTGTCTGTAGCCATTTGGCTTTAGGATGCCGAAAACATCGCGAACAATCTGCTCCTGCCAATCAATGAGTTCAAACGGCTTGCCTGCCCACGCCCCTTTCGTATGGGTGAGAGCCTCGATAAAGGAGACAGCATAGTCGGCGGCAACCTTGTCGTAGCGCGAGTCGGCGGACTTAAAGGAGGTGGGCTTGTATTTTTTCAATTTGCGCAAAGGCCTCGCCCCCTTAAAGAAATAGGCATAAGAAAAGAGCCTCCGCAGAAGCTCTGTACGTAGCGCTATCGCTACAAGTGCCCTATTCGATGTCGGATTCACCCGTCAAAATAAACTGGAAGTAAGGTTTAGGATGCTCTTCAAGGTACAGCACCAACTCTTTCATACCCCGCGCGGCGGCTTCGAGCTGAACGCGTGCTAGGTCAAACATATTTGTTACCCCGCTGTTTCGGATGACAAGGATTTGTGCCCTGACAATCTCAGTCACAGGACGCCACACCCTCTCCTAACGAATCAACAGTTGCTCTTTGCAGCACCTTAACATCGAATCCGGCTGCTTTGTAACCTTCGAGGATGATTGAATAGTAGTAGCAGCTTGGCTGGCCTAGTGGCCTACCCACGTTCAGGATGTACACCATCGCTGTGACGATTTGTCCGTCTAGCGTCACCGCAATAGACTCCTTGCGGTAGAGGAAGGGCCAGCCTTCGTAGCGGTCAAGGGCCGCTTCGTCCTCTGCTGTGATCTCCCAAACCAGCACGGGGACGCTGCCGCCCCAACAAGGCTCCACCGTCGCTACTACGCTCTCGCGCGAGCCCCGAAACAAGAGCCGGAAGTCATCTATCGCACCCACGCCGACGACTTTTGCCGTGGGGCATCTGTCCGGCATCTGCGCTCGGTTTAGGTTGGAACCGTAGGCGGCGTATAGCTTGTTATCTTTGTCCATGGGGACGTCCTCCTCATTCTGCGAAAAAATTGCCTGCAATAACCACAGCGATAGTAGCAATTTTACAGCTTTTTCACCGCGTCCTCGCCGTACACCACGCCGAGGGTGGAGCCGGAGTCCCAGATACAGAACAGGGTGCCGATGTCATCGATGAAGTCTACTGTCCCCTTATCGCCGGGCATGAGCTTGGAGTAGGGGTCATTCATCCTGAGAAGCTCCACGCGGGTGCCGCGGGGATATTCCTTGCGTAATTGCGCCACGCTCTCCGGGGTGGGGAACTTATTCATTAGACGCCACCTCCGTTTTAGCTTTGGCACCGCTTCTAAAGGCGCTGTTGCCGGAGAGGTTTCGCAGCAGGATTTTTCGCGCTGCCTTGTAGTCGTCGCCCACAAAGCCTAGGCGGAGGAGGAATACCCTGAAGGTATATTTTTCGTTCTCCACCGCCTTTTCCCTGGCTTGAACCCGTTTTTGCTCTTTAGCTGCGGCGCAGAGCGCGCCTATCAAGCGGGAGTAGGCAGAAACCTCCTCGCCGGTGGCGCTGAAGGAGAACCAAGGGAACCTGAGCGTAGTTTCCGTCCGGACAACGGGGAGAACGTCCGCGCCGATGACCTTCTTAATGAGCACTGCCTTGCTGGCGATTAGCCGGTCGAGGTTCTCAAGTGCCGCGTCGGTGAAGCCCGTGAGTGGCATTTCGATAGTCAGCGTATCGCACAGGTCATCGTGGTCGACTTCCTCTGCCGCGGGGACGAAGCCAAGTTCCCGCAGCCGGCCGAGCAGGTTCTGCATGGTCGCCTCGTCTAGGCGCTCGTCCCATGCAAGGGCGCCGTCTTTGCTGATGGTCACACTGCTAACCGCGTAAGCGAAGCTCGGTGCCCCTTTGTATACTGGCTCCCAGCCAAGGGCCTCTCCCGTGGCTTTGGCTAGCTCCTTGCGCCGCGCCCCTGTCACATTGAATCTCTTTTCCATTTAGTAAGCCCCCTTTATCTCCTTGGTGCTTACATATATCACTCTAAAGCTGTGCGATAGCAAGTTGTTTATTTCGCGCACGCCGCGTCAAGCGTCAGCACGTCGCCGCCGCGGGCAACGGTAATGGGTTCGCTGGGGAAGGCGGCATGAAACCGCTTGATGCTGGCGCTGGCGTATTGCGGGTCAATTTCCATGGCGTAGCAAATACGGTCGATCTGCTCACAGGCTATCCCTGTTGAAAAGCTACCCGAGAACAGGTCAAGCACGATGTTGTTTGCGGTACTGCTGTTTCTAATGGGATAGGTGAGCAAAGGCACCGGCTTCATCGTGCTGTGAATGTCGTTTTTAAGCGACTTATCAAAGTGCCAAATTGTAGTCTGCTTTCTGTCGGCATACCATTTGTGTTTGCCCTTCGCTTTCCAGCCAAAGAGACAGGGCTCATGCTGCCATTGGTATGGGGAGCGTCCCAGCACTAAGCTGGGCTTAACCCACACACAGGTGCCGGACAACTTGAAGCCTGCCTCCCGAAATGCCCGACGGAAGTTTTCTCCTTCGGTGTCGGCGTGGAAAACGTATACACTAGCGTGGTCATCGAGTGCAGCTTCGGCGGCAGTGAACGCCGCGAGCAGAAATCTATAGAACTCCTCGCCGCGCAGGTCATCGTTCTGGATTTTCCCTGCCTTGCCTTGGTAGGACACCCCGTAGGGAGGATCGGTTAAGAGGAGGTTCGCCCGCTTGCGGTCCATCAACCGCTCTACGTCCTCAAGTTTTGTGGCATCGCCACAGAGTAGGCGATGACTGCCTAAGTGCCACAAGTCTCCCGGCAAGACGAAGGCCGGTTGAGTAAGTACGGCGTCGATGTCGAAGTTATCCTCTTTGACATCCTCGATGTTATCCATCAAGTTGTTCATCTCCGCGTCATCAAAGCCAAGGAGCGAAAGGTCAAAGTCCGCGGCTTGTAATTCGGCGATCTCTACCGCCAGCATCTCCGCGTCCCAGCCGGCACTTAAGGCAAGGCGGTTGTCGGCAATAATGTACGCCCGCTTCTGGGCCTCGGTCAGGTGCTCCACGAACACGCAGGGGATTTCCGTCAAGCCCTCGGCCTTCGCCGCCAAGACCCGCCCGTGACCCGCGATGATGTTGTAATCGCTGTCAATCAGGCAGGGGGTAACGAAACCGAACTCCCGTAGACTTGAGCGAAGCTGTAGTATTTGCTCTTTGGAGTGAGTCCGGGCATTACGAGCGTACCCAACAAGTTTATCAATATCGACCGATTCCATTCTTTCAGTCATTTTCACCACATCACCCCCAGCATCTCGTTTGTTCTGGCAAATTCGCCGTGATATAAAACAGCCGCCCTGTCATAGGCGGCTGCGGCTTCTTGCGGTGTATTAAATCGTCCGATGAGTATTCGTTTCCCCGGATGTGGCGATATCCGAGCGACATGTTTGTTTTCACTTACCCGGAAGGTCACGCCTTTGTAGCCGGTGAGATTGTCGCTCCGTATTGGGCGGTTTCTCGAATTCCCAAGCGGAGTACACAATCGAAGATTTTCTCTGCGATTGTCCAAAGGGTTGCCGGAAATATGGTCGACTTGGATGGGGTCTGCTTCATTCAAGCCCATAATGAGCCGAGAAAGCATCACCCGTTTTCCGCAGGTGTTACTGGTAATATGGTTGCTCGAATCAATATGCCAGCGATATGGTTTAACGAATCGTAACGCATCGCGGTCAATAATGAACTCTCTGCTATCCGGACAGATTACCGCTAAAGTCCCATCTTTCAGAGTCCTTGTAGGATTATATTCACGTTGGGCGCATCGCCGACAGCACACAGAACGACCGCTTGTCAGCCCTCTTGTTGGTATCGTTTGTGTTTCGCCGCAGCGGCATTTGCATATCCACTTAACCCTACGGTCTTTACTACGGATACTGGAATCGCCGATTGCCGTCCATTGACCGAATGCCTGTCCTATTAGTTTCTTTGTTGGCATAATCAGAGCCCCCTGTTCGTGAGCAATACGCTCAGTTACATTCACTTGCTACTACCTTCCTTTCCTGCCCGACAGCAGAGTCTCCATAATGTCATCCTGCGGATTGCCCGCAAAGGCCGTGGTGCAGTTTTGCTTCACGATGTCGAAAATCTCGTACCAGAGAAGATTGGCTTGCTTCTGGAACGACTGGCTCATCTGTACGAAAGGGCTGGCTATTGCACCGCCTGTGGTTGGGTGCTTTCCTAGAAGCCCATAGGTGCTGATGGCCTCCTCGCACTGAATAAAACGCGTGAAGGCCTGCGCATAGGCCTCAATCAGCCGCGGGTTGACGAATTTCTCGCAACCGCGGTCTTTAAGCCATTTCCATGTTTCGACGAACAATGCGTCCGCGCCGAGCGGTTTCCCATCCCTTTGCCTTGCACTGAGGTAGTCGCTTGGCGCAGGGTTATCCTCGCCAAACATATCTGCCGCGCCGTCAAGTTCGCTCGCCTCAAGGAGAGGCGCAGGCGGCAGCTCCGGGGCCTCCAAAATCCGCGCGACCTTGCCCGCCGTGATTTTCTCCGCAAGGGGCTGCGGTTTGCCACCGGCGCGGACGCGGCGGCCGCCCCGGTTCGTTCCGTCTTTTGCCACACGCCTTTACCTCCTTGCCTGTTCAGGGGTAGATACCATTTAATCCCTTGTTTGAACCTGTATTTTTTCACGCGTGACCCCCCGCCCGTTGCACGCCTCAAAGGTTGCAGAGATTAAGACCGCCCCTACCGCCCCCAGCGTCCGCCTTCGCGGGCAGTGATCTCTGAGTGGCAAGGGGTACACAAGGCCATGAGATTGCTCGCATCGTTGTCGCCGCCCTTAGACAAGGGAGTTATGTGATGTACTTCCGAAGCGGGTGTGAGCCGTCCGTGCTGCTTGCACTGCTCGCACAGAGGGTGTGCCGCGATGTAGCGGTCGCGTATGCGCTTCCACGTCCTGTTGTATTGTTTCTTCGTAGCAGGGTCGCGCTGGTATCGCTCGTAGCGTTTTGCTTCCTGCTTGGCATGCCCCGCGCAGAACCTGCCTTCTGTGAGCTGCGGGCAGTTAGGGTGGGAACAGGGACGCTTTGGTTTGTAGGGCACTGCTTCACCTCCGCGGGATAAAAGAAAAACCCTCGCAGGTACAACGCTGCGAAGGCTCTTGCCATAGTTTCGGATACTACAACTATACCATGCCGTGAAGCAAACATTCCCTCAGAATTCCCTCATCTTTAGCCGAAGAGCTTACTTCGCAGGTGGCTTAAGGCGTACGCCCTCAGGCGTTCGATGTGGCTTTCGCTGTACTGAAGTTCGCTCATCAGACGGTAGGTTGCACCGGATTTCTGGTTGTCCGCCATGTAGAACTCGGAAAGGATATGCTGTTCAGAGTCCGTCAAACTTGACCACGCAGGCCCAAACCAAGACATGTACTCCATGGCCTGATTGTAGCGTTCCCGCAAGATGTCGAGCCTGTCAATTTGCGACGCTATTTTGTCTGCTCCGGCTTGCGGGTTTCTGGCAGAGGGCATCCCGGACAACTTAGGGACTCTGGGCGCATGCATTTTTTCGTACACGTCCTTAATGTCCTCGGTGGTGTTATTAATGATAAACCGCATATTGTGGTAATCGCGGAGGGCGGCAATCGTCGCCGCATTTTTGTTGATGTACTTCAGTGCGATCATCTGCCCGTCCCCTTTCCGAGGTTTGCCTTCACCGCCTGAATTAGGGCGGTCTGTGTTGCATCCTTACGCTGCAAGGCGGTCATGACTTGCTCGTCAACTGTCCCTTTGGCGATGATGTGGTGAATGACCACAGTGTCTTTCTGCCCCTGTCGCCAGAGTCGGGCGTTGGTCTGTTGGTAGAGCTCAAGGCTCCAGGTCAGCCCAAACCATATGAGGGTGGAGCCGCCTGCTTGCAGATTCAGCCCATGACCGGCTGACGCGGGGTGGATAACTGCTACGGGGATTTCACCTAGGTTCCACTGTTTAATGGAGTTGGCACTGTCCAGTTTAACGACGGGGAATCGTTTCTTTATCCGCTCCAAGTCGTGCCTGAACCAGTACGCCACTAGGACGGGCTTGCCGGTTGCCGCTTCCACCAGATCCTCCAATGCTTCCAGCTTGCGGTCGTGTATGTGGTGGACTTCTCCATCGTCGCCGTAGACCGCACCATTTGCTATCTGGCAGAGCTTGCCGCTCAAGGCGGCGGCATTGGCGGCGGTCACTTCCTCGCCCGACAGCTTCAGCACCAAGTCCTGCCGCAGTGCGTCATACCGCGCCCGCTCTTTGTCCGACAGCCGAACAGGGTACTCGGCGGTGACCAGTTCCGGCATTTGTATATGATCGGTGGACTTCATGGAAATAGTGATGTCAGCAATTCTGCGGTAGATTTCCGTCTCGGTATTCGGCAGAGGCTTGTAACTAAAAATGACTTGACCGTTGCGCTTATCGGGGACGAAGTAATCAGCACGGAACTTCCCGATGAACCGCCCCAGACGCTTACCCATGTCCAGGAGCCGGAATTCAGCCCACAAGTCCATCAGCCCGTTGCTCGTCGGCGTACCCGTCAACCCAACGATGCGGCTCACCTTAGGGCGAACCTTCATCAAAGACCGGAATCGCTTAGACTGATGATTTTTGAAAGATGACAGTTCATCGACCACCAAGGTATCAAAGTCGAAGGGGATGCCGCTGTCCTCGATGAGCCAGTGGACGTTTTCCCGGTTGATGATGTAGATGTCGGCTTTAACTCGTAGCGCCGCTTGCCGTTCGGCTTCCGTACCGACCGCCACCGAAAACCGCAAGTCGCTGAGATGCTCCCATTTGCCGAGTTCGTCCGGCCAAATATCGCGGGCTACACGAAGTGGGGCGATGACCAAAACCCTATGGGTCTCAAAGCTGTCGAACAGGAGGTCGTTAAGGGCGGTCAGGGTAATCGCCGTTTTGCCAAGACCCATGTCAAGCAGAAGGCAGGACACGTGGTTTTCGTCTATGAAGTCCTTTGCGTAATCTTGATAGCTATGTGGTTCGTATTTCATTCAGGATTCCTCCGATTTGCTCCCCGTCATCCAAGATATAAACCCTGAAGCCCAGCCGCCGGAGCAGCCCATGCCTTGCCTCTTGCAAAGGGCGAGGTTCCTCCCCATGGCGTTTGACTTCCACAAAGGCGATTTTACCATTCGGCAGGAGTACAAGACGGTCTGGCATTCCATCGTAGCCGGGGCTTGTAAACTTGGGCGCGATACCCCCCACCGCCTTGACCGCTTGGACGAGTTTCCGCTCTATGGTTTTCTCTCTCATGTTGACCTCCGTTTTTGGCTTGCCCAACTTGCCCAACTTGCCCATTTTTCCTATATAGCTTACGCGCGCGTGTTACGCATGCCTGTTTCTCTTTCTACTATATAAAATAAGATTTAATAGTATCTTTATCGGCATATGGGCAAATTGCGACCACATAACGCCGATTCATGAGGGGCTTTCGACTTTGCCGATCTCGTTGCCGATGTCCCAATCGGCAATGATGGGCACGCAATCTGTCCGGATAAAGACTTGTTGGGGTCCATACATCGGCACAAGTCGTTTGCCCGTTTTGCCGCCACTGAACTTAACCCAACCTCCGAGCCTGGTGAGGATGCTTTGGAGTTCATATGAGTCCGCTTTCTTGATGGACTCGCGGGACTTCCCGAAACACTCGCACCAGATTTCCATGACGCAAACTTGGCTTCTGCGGATGCTGCCCTTCACCCCCGTGGGATCGTCGGGAAAGCGGATGTATTCGAGGCGACGATAGATATCCATATCGTCCCAGTTTGCGGGGAGCAAGGCGTCGAGGTATTCGGCGACAAGCCCTTCGCGATCATCTCCCTCCATCGCGTCCCGCTGTTCAGCATAAGCCGCCAGAGCGGTATCGCCTTTAAGGAACAGCTCCTCGCCGCCTTGATATTTAACCAGAGCTTCCGCCCAAATCTGGTCTATGTCCGCGAGTTCCCAAGCGGGGTATTTTCCTGCACCAGATACCCAAACCGGCCAGAAACGGCGGTTGCCGGTAATATCTCGTAGGAAGCCGCCGTCCGAGTTGGTCGTGCCGACTATAATGCACTGGCGAGGGTGGCTCTCGACCGCGCGGCCGTAGGAGGGGCGGTATTTGTCGTCTACGCGGGTAATGAAGGACTTTACCGTCTCCACGTCCATTTTCTTGATACCTGCCAACTCGCCAAGTTCAAGTATCCAGTAGCCCTGCAGCTTCTCCGGCGCGGTCTTGTCCTTCATGTCGGATATGGAGAGGCTGTCGGAGTACCATTGCTGGCCGAGTTTAGCGAATAGGGTGGACTTCCCCGCACCTTGTTTGCCGTTCAGCACCAGGATGGAATCGAGCTTCGTACCCGGGTTGAAGATTCTAGCAACTGCCGCCACAAGCGTCTTTCGGGTAACGGCTCTGACGTAAGGCGTGTCCTCCGCGCCGAGGTATTCGATGAACAGGCTGTCGATCCGGGGAAACCGATCCCATTCGGGAAGGCCTTCAAGATATTCACGGATAGGATGGTAGGCGCGGTCATCGGCGACCTTGGTGAGGGCAAGTTCGTAGTTGCGCGCCGAGAACGTACCGTAGCGTTTGTCGATGCAGGCAACAAGCTGGGCGGTGTCGGCGTCCCTCCAAGGCAAATGCGGCCGCCACCATGGTAGGTTATCCCCGTATATCTGGTTGGCAAGCCGGTTGTGGCGGATGCCCGCGAAGTCCTCATCGTTATCTAAGATAAGGAGCAGGTTGCTGAGGGTGTTGGACAATACGCCGCTTTTCTCGCGCTGAAACAGGGACTTCCAGTCACCTTCCGGATCAAAGTCCTTTTCGGCGGCGGCGATCCGCTCCTCGGCAAGCAACAACTTTACTTTTTCGTCCTTTACCGCGAATTCGCTCATCGCCTTGAAGCCCGCCTTCTCGTCAAAATCAAGGAATTGGTGGATACGGACGAGGTCAAAGGCATTCAGCAGCCTGCCGCAGGCGGGGTCGGTGGCATGGTGGGAATACGCCCATTTCCCCTCGTACAACACAACACCCGCTGAGCTGTCGGCGGGGATGTAGTCGTAGCGTCCGCCCATCGCCGCCGGCGCGTATACGTCGGGAAGGAACGCCGTGATTACGTCCTCTATCGGATAAGCGCGGCAGAAAGCCCCGACCACGCCTTCCTTGGCGAGGGGGTCCTGCTGCTGACGGATGCTCCGCTGGATTACCTCGGACTGGCGGCTTGACGTAGGCCAGAGCGAGCAGTCCCGCCAGTCGGACAGTTTCAAGAGGTATGCGTCGGGGTCGAGGGTGTCGCCGTTGAGTACTTTGAAGATATATTTCCCGTCCGATGGCGTGGACGGCCAGTACATCAGGCGTTCCGGCTCATAGGTGCTATCGTCGAAGTAGTCCATACCGACGACTTCCGCCACCAGCCGGGAGAGTGCGGCGTATTCATCCGGAGTGACCTCGCGTGCAAGGGGTATGACTACCCGAAGGCGCGGTTCTTCCGGCGTGTGGCTGTGGGTCGAGTAGACCGCGCACTTGTGCGGGAACAGCATCTCCACGGCGTCGATGAAACTACAATTGGCGTGGTCGGCGTCGAGGGTGACCCCCGAACGGCTCTCGACCGTGTCTTTCTTGCGCCTGCCGCCCTTTAAGTGTCCAAGGACATAGCCGCCCACGTCCTTGGCGGCGTCGCGCTTGTCTTTTGTGAATTTCTTGTATTCGGCGACCGTCTCGGTTGTGCGGCGGGTAGCCTTGAAACGCTCGCATAACTCATCGAAGGTGGTTTTCTTGTTGACCCACCGCTTTGACAGGCGGCTGTCGCCGTATGCGATTTTAAGTTCCATGCCCCAACACCTCGCATTTGTGGTTAAAGTGTTTGATTGGCATACTGCGCCTCTTCGCCTTGGCGATTTCAGCGGCCATGCCTTTGCTGATTTTCTCCCCAAAAACCCAGAGTTCGTCGCACTTGCCGAGCAGGACGAGGGCAAAAAACAACCCCAGTGCCCGTTCTTCCTTGTCGCCGTCGTCCATAAATTGCGGGTAGAGCAAGTGTGGAGCAAGCGGGATGCACCCCTTGGACACGGCGAAACGGCAATACCCCCGTGCCTTAGATAAGTTGTACTCCGTTTCTCCGGCAAAGGGCGAAGCGACGTATACAAGCGGTCGGTACTGCTTCGCAGAGGTTTCGGTTTTGGCTACCGCCGTCAACGCTTCATAAGCCGTCGGGTCGGGGTAGCCTTTCGCGTTATATCTGTCCATTGCCGCCCCTTTCGCCAAGGAACAGATTTGTAAAGTACTGCTGCCCCTTACCCGTGACTTTGGTCGTCTTGCTGATGGTGACGTGGCCATCCGAGTGCGTGATGGCGGTTTCTTTGACTTTGAACAGCTCCAGCTCCATCGCTCTCTGGGTCGGGGCGTTGTAATCCGTACCCTTTCGCTTGATGAGATAACCATCCTGACGTAGCCTTTCAAAAAGGCGGTTCTGCCCGATTTCGATGCCGTTGCCCTTGAGGATTTTTGCCAACTCTCCGATAAGGATTGTACCTTCGGATACCGATACCGCATCGGCAAAGATGACCTTCGGCTTGTTTTCAAGGGCTTCCAGCAGCAATCGTTCCTTTGCCGCGCGTTCATCTTTTAGGGCGGTCAATACCTTAATCCAAGCGTCGGGGTCGTTCATCAATTCCTCCAGCTTGGCGGGGGTAACATACGCGCCGTGCCTGCGGATGGTCGGAAGCACCGCGTGAGTGACCCAACGTCTGAATTTTTTGGCTTCGGGCTTGTCGGAACGGAGGATTACGCTGTAGAGCCCGCTCTCGTTGATTATGTTGGTTTCACCCTGACGCCCTAAGTCAAACTTAGCCCGCTCGTCTTCGTCCAGACGGTCGGCGACGATGGTCGGGTTACTGAGTCCCAGCACCGCACAGACATCTTTTAACACCCACCAATTTTCCTCGCCTTTCCGGACAGTTCGGATTTCGTTCCCTTCGTAGAAGAACACCTGCAATTCATTCATGTTGAACCTCCTGAAAATAATCTTTTCGAGAGGTTAGGAACCCCTCACCATCCTCAGGACAATGAGGGGCAGCTTGGCAACCAAACTGTTAATCTTTTTTATAGAACGGGCAATCGAACCCATCGGCAAGGAGCAAAAGACCATCTGCCCACGGCGGCGTCCGGCTCATTTGCTGACACAGAACTTCCGTTGACATCCTTGGGTCGGCTTCGATTACGACTTCGTCGTGGACGTGCATCACTATGGAGCAATGGCGGAGCGTTCGCATGGTGTGAGCGAGGATATCGCGGCTTACTGCCTGCACAATATTCTCCACAAACTTAGGACCGTAGCTTTCGATCCGCTCCCATTTCTTTGTGCCTCCGACGCCCTCGTAGGTCACGCAGTCCGAGCCGAACCGGTTTGTGCCAATGCGGGGCTTAACGTAGCAGAGCCGTCTCCCGGATGGGAGCGTGATAAATAGCATCCCGCTCTGATAACCGAAGCAGATGCCGTGGGTTTCGGTAACCGTCCTGTCCCTGACCGCCGTAATGGCGGCGCGGTCAACATCCCACCAGAACCGCACGATGTTCTGGTTGGATGCCCGCCAAGCCGTGACGAGTGGTTGCAGTTCATCCTCCGACAAGCCCATCTCAAGCGCGCCCATTGCTTTGAGCGCGCCGACCGAGCCGCCGTAGCCAAGCGCGAGTTCGGCGATTTTGCCTTTCTGCCGGAGAAGGCTACCCTTAACGACGGCGTCAACCGGCACATTAAACATCTGGCTCGCCGACGCTTCGTAGATTTTGCCGTGGGTGGCAAACACCTCGTTACGCCACCGCTCTCCGGAGAGCCAGGCGATGATGCGGGCTTCAATAGCCGAAAAGTCTGTAACGATTAGCTTTTGGCCGTCCATCGGCACAAACGCCGTGCGGATTAATTGGGAAAGGACATCGGGAATGTTGTCATATAGCAGTTCAAGGGCATTGAAGTTGCTGTCTCTCACCAAAGCCCGCGCCTGCTCAAGGTCTGGCAAATGGTTCTGAGGGAGGTTTTGCAGTTGTATGATCCGCCCGGCCCATCTGCCGGTTCTGTTGGCTCCGTAAAATTGGAACATACCCCTTGCGCGACCATCGGCGCAGACGGCGTTTTCCATAGCCTGATATTTCCTGACCGAGGATTTTGCCAACTGCTGCCGGAGAGCCAGCACTTTGCCAAGCGGCTCTGGAGCATCCTTGAGCAGTTCCGCGACCGCCTTTTTGCCGAGGGTGTCTGTCTCCAAGCCGTTGTCGGCAAGCCATCGCGTCAACTGCTGCACAGAGTTCGGGTTGTCAAGGGCAGTGAGTTCTTTCATCAGCCGGGTCAATTCGGTGCGGGAACGGGAATCCGCTTTGATGGCGCCCTTGACGAGCGTCATATCCAAAGCCACGCCACGGTCGTTAATCTCTTGGTCGTGGGCGTATTCCTCCCATACTTTATCAGGCACGGGGAACTTGGCGAGCCGCTCCTGAATAGAGAGTTCCGCTTCCACATCACGGCGGTTGTACGCTTTGAAGGATTCCCATTTGCCCGGTTCGTGTTCCGGGAGATTTCGTGTCCGTTGGCCGTTTGCGGTGGTGGGTTTGCAAGGCGAACAGAAATAACGGATGAGTTCCTTGCCTGCGGTCAGCTTCTGTTTCCCAAGCCCCAAGACCGCACCCGCGCCTTCAAGGGAGAGCGGCAATCCCATATATGCCGAACAGACCATGACGCAGCGCCACGATTCGGGGTTCAGGTACTTCGTCTTACCGAGATATTGCTCGGAGAAGTGGCCGTCGGCGGAGGGGTCGAGGCTTGCGCCCATATTCCGCAGATAACGGGACAGGCACACCCGCTCGAAGTTGGCGTTGAACGCCCACTTCTGGACGGAATCGTCAGTTAAGGCATCGAGGATATTGGACGGAATAGTCTCGCCGTCGGCGAGAGAAATCACATGAACGTCACCGCCGTCTACGGAAAAGCCAAGGAGCAGAATTTCAAAGTCCGGCGCCTCGGCATACTTGTATGTGCCACAGTTGACGAGGTCGTAATCGCTGTAAGTCTCAATATCTACGGATAGAGCTTTCATGAGCCCTCCTGACGCGGAAAGGCGGCGGGGAAACTTGCCGCCTTTCCGCTGATTCGTTGCCGCTCTGCCTTACGAGAGGAAATCGTCGTCATCTGCCGTGGCGAAGTCGTCCTCCGCGCGGGACTTGCCGCCAAGCGGGTCTCCGTCGCGCAGTTTTTGGATGTTGTTCAAGCCGCAGGCGATGCCCCGGTTGCCGTTTGAGTTGAAGGCATAGAAGTTCACGCTGGCTCTGGCGTAGACGCCGCTATAAATCTCGGAGCGGACGGTGATGGGCTGCGGCTCCTGCTGGTTGTCCACGATGCCCGGCGCGGTCGCGCTGTTGGCGTTGATGAAGTAGGCGCCTGAATAGGCTTTGTCGTCTGGGCGCTCGGTGTCGCCGTCGCGTAGTGGGGCCTTCAGAACCGCCAGAGCGGGGACGGTCTTCCCGTTGCCCTTCAGCTTGCCTTCGCCCTCGACATAGGCCGCCTGAATCGCCGCCTTGATTTTGTCGAGTGTACGCTTGTCGGACTTGGGGATGATGAGCGACACCGAGTATTTCGGCGTGCCGCCGTTGATTGACTTGGGTTCCCAGAGATTGGCGTAAGAGAGCTTTACTTCGCCGGTAACGACCTTCGTGGGGTTTTCTTTCTTGCCTTGGTTTGCCATGATCAATTCCTCCTAATTTTCGTTGTGGCCGGCGAAATCGTCCGCCGCCGTATGGATTGCCGGACGTATGTCGCCCTCCGGCACGAGCGTTGGCTTGCCTTGCGGCTTCTCGACGAGGCCGCCGAGTAGTTCGGAGAATTTCGCCTTGCCCAGCGTCTTCTCCATCGTGCTGATTCCCATTACCTTATGTTCGTAGGGGTCGTAGCCCGCCAAGGTCACGGCTGTCGCCACCGTGTCCTCGTTGACATACTTGCGGTTGGAACGTCCCTCGACCAGCTTCCATCCCTGCCACCGCTTCCCGCCGAGGGCGGTTTGCAGGGCATAATCCTTGATGTCCGAAGCCCACGAAACCAGAGCGTCAATCTTGCCGAGGAGGCCTTCGATTTCGTCATCCTCCAGAAGCGGCGGCCGCTTGAAGTCGTAGCGGGCAAGAGTCATGTTCGCTTCAGCGCGTTTGCGGCAGTCGTATTTCGCCTTGCAGAACCGACACCACTCGCCACACCGGTAGTCGCCCTCGCCGGCGTAGGCAAGCTCTGCGGCAGGTTTGAGGACTTCATCCGCCCATTGGTATAGGCTTTCTTTGAAAACCGTGTGGGTGCTGATGTTCTCCCTGCGTGGCTGGTGGATAGTCATGCACACCGTGCCGATGTCGTAGATTCCGTCAAATAGCTCCAAGGCACCCAAGGCGTACAACTTCATCTGAGGGTTATCCGTGGCTTCCACCAGAACACCCTGGCCGTGCTTGTAGTCCACGATGTGGAGCGTCCCATCGGCGATGACCACGCAGTCCCCTGTACCGAAGCCGCCCTCGACGTACTTGGAGAAATCCAGCCGCTGCTCAATAAGCACCACGGGGTCGGCGCAGGTCTGCTTTGCCCTCTCGACTAGTTCGAGAATGTAGGTGGCATAGCCAGTGGCGCACTCATTCATCTCCTCATTAAAATAAGTCAGGTTGGCGGTCGGGTCTTTCGCCTTGATTCCGAGAGCGCGTTTCAGCTTGTACTCGCAAAGCGTGTGCGCGTCCGTGCCTTCGGCGGCGTAGTCGCTGCCCTTATCCTCGTACTGCTCGCAGAGCCGCGCCGATGGCGGGCAGCTGAGCCAGCGGTGGGAACCGGACGCTGACAGGAGCGCGTGTTTACCCATTTGTGACTCCCTCCGTCAGCCCGATATAAGCCGCTTCCGCAAGCAGGGCGGCGTATTCACCGGGGTCAATCTCCGACAGCTTCGCAGCGCCGTGCCTTTGCAGTAGCTCTCGCACCTCCGCGGTGTGACCGTTGCGGGACTGCTCCGCAAGCGCAGCCCTGACAGCTTCCAGCGTGACTGGCTTTGCCTTGGACGGCTCCGCTTTGGGAGTCAGAGGGGCCTCCGTCGCCGTGTTCGTGCTTGCCGTGAACAGCGCGGTTAGGCTGTCAGCCGCTGCCGATATCGCTTGCGCGGCGTTACGTAATTCCTTGACCGTCAGGTCGAGTTCAGACACTTTGCTCATCCGGTTCCCCTCCTTCCTCAGTTGTCGTGCCTTGCCGCTGAAGCAACATCAGCTTCTTAGCGAGGCGTTTGGACACGACGCTGATTGCTGTGAGAATTCCCGCCAGTTCCTCGTCCAGTTCGGGGTCGCGGGCGTCGATGTCCGTGGTCGTGCTGTGTGCCTTCGTTTGCATATGGCTACCTCCGTTTCCGGGGGAGAACTTTCTCCCCTCACCATCCACAGGACAGTAAGAGGAGAGTTGGCAACCGAATGTGGGGATTTATTTGCCGTCTTTTTCCACGCCCATAATCCCGCGTAGCTTTGCGACGACCTTCTTCAGGCGTTTTCCGACCGCTTGGTGTGAGATGCCGATTTCGGCTGCGTAATCCCGCTCGGTTCGGTCGTTGTTGAACAGAGCGTTTATCAGCGCCCGCTCGTCCGGCTCCAAGTCGTCAAGGGCGGCCACAAGCTGTTCGAGCAGCAGCTTGTCCGCCACAAGTTCAGCCAAATCCGCCGTGTCGGCCAATTCGTAGCCGTCGTCGATGAACTTGTCGAGGGATAGGACGCTACCCGTCCGTTGCTTGTCGCATTTGCTGCAGTCATCTGTGCAGCGCTTTGTGCCACCCCTGCCATTACTGATGACACAACGCTTTTCCCGTTCTTTGCGCTTGCGTTCTGCCCAGGCCGGCCGCTTGTAAGCGCGGTAACTTTCCGCGGTAACAGTGAATTTTTGTCCACCGGTTTTAATAAAACGTTGATTGTCCATGTTCGACTCCTTTGCTTGTCAGGAATTCCTGAATCCGCCGGAGTCGCTGAATCCGCCACAAGACAGAAATAGACGACAGCGTGAGCGCCCTTTCGGGTCGCCCGCACTGTCGTCTAAAGCAATCTGGCGGATTCGGGTTTATTTGATTGTGGGTTGGGTGTTATGCGAATATTGGCGCACTCTTAAGAGGCGGTATGTAAACTTCCTCAGCTGCGCCGTTTCCTGAAACAAAACGAATCTTTAGTCCGTTTGTGGGAATCTCAATCATCGTGGTTTTCTTGCCGTCCTTGATATGAAGGGTGCTTGTGCGCGCATCGATCATTCCGATGAGCTTCCCTTTTTGGGTTCTTACCTCGCTCATGAAGGTTGTCCTCCTTTCTCTTAATCCTCTGTTTATGGTTTAACGCGTCTTTACAACACTTAATGCTATTTCATCTTGACAAACTCAATATTATGGCGTAGAATATCTTAAAGTTTGTCTTAACGCTTGTTGATGAGCATTAACATTGTTTGACCGCCGTCTGTATAAATAATACGACGACTTGTCCTCAGAAGCAGGAGCGCGAATGGGGGTCTTTTTCAAGGCAAAGGTGACTTTTTGGTGACTTTTTAAAGCAACACAATTGGGAGGAAGGAAGGCATGCGCTTCTGTGATTTTTTAAATAAGCTGCACGACCGTTTTCCTTGCTCCAATCAAGGTCAATTCGCACTCGAAATCTTCTCTGCGCTTTGCGGAGAAACGAACCCTGTTAAAGTTAATAGACCTAATGACTTTGAATTTAGCAGTTGCTTGCCCTCCGGTTTGAGTGGTAGCGACCCAACAAGCAGAAAGCGACTCTACGGCAACAGGACCAAATACAAGGGCTTAACGAACCCGATAAAGATGCACATTCTGGCGAATGCCAGCAAAGCCACATTCATCGCCTATTGCGAAGCCGTTATATCGGTGGAGGCATTAAAAGGATTATGTGACGATTTCAGCGTTTCCGCAGATGTGGGCAGGACGCTTGTTTTCGAGGGCCTCTTTGAGCAGTTCTTGGAGTTTGTTAAATCTAACGATGATAGCGCACCCGATACCTTTGTTGCAGACTTCGTGACTGAGCGGCTAATGAACCCACCCGAAAAGCCCGCCGAGAAAGAAGAAGCAGATGCCGCGCCAGCGCCCCTTTGCGCCGGAGATGACTTCCGCTTGGTAAGGCAAAACCCATCGAGTCCACACAAAGCCGCTTTTTACGGGACGCTGACCCACCACTGGGTAATCAAGAACAGTGGCGCGGCTGTTTGGGATGGGAGATATATGGAATTCGTAAATAGCATGCAAACGTCGCTGAAGATGGCAGCAACTCGCATTGATATAACGAAAACCCCGCCGGGCGGCGAGGTTACAATAACTGTCAATGTTGAAGCGCGACATATTGAAGGAATACACGAGATTGTGTTAGATATGAAAAACAGCGAAGGTCGCCTCTGCTTCCCCGACAAAAGAGCAAAACTGCGCTTGCCGGTGACTGTAGGGTGGACGAAATGAAATCTGAATCCAAGTTAAAAAGCGGAGGGTTAATAATGCCAAGGCATGATATTGAAAAATGGGCTTCTATGAATGAATTGTTGGAATACCTCGATGTGAGCCGCGAAGCAGTGCTGCGGTGGATTGCTCATCGAAATATGCCCGCGCATAAGGTCGGGCGATTATGGAAGTTCAAATTTTCAGAGGTCGACGAGTGGATTCGCTCCGGCGGCGCGGATGATCGTGACGGCCACAAAGACACACAAACGGAGGGACAAGACAATGGCGAGAGCTAAGAAAGAAGTAAAAGAACAGCCTGTCGAGCAGGTGCTTTGGGCCACTGCCGACAAGCTGCGTAAAAATATGGACGCAGCGGAGTATAAGCACATCGTCCTTGGGCTTATCTTCCTTAAATACATATCGGATAACTTTTACGAGTTGTATCACAAACTTGAGGCCGGCGAAGGCGATTATGCCGATGCCAACCCGAACGACCCGTATGAGTACCGTGCAGAGAACGTCTTCTATGTACCGCCGCAGGCTCGCTGGGACTACCTGCAAGGGCGGGCGAAACTCTCTACCATCGGCAAAGACGTAGACGACGCTATGGACGCAATTGAAAAGGACAACCCGTCCCTTAAGGGTGTGTTGCCAAAAGAATACGCTAAAGAAAAACTCGACAAGCAATCGCTTGGTGGGCTAATTGATATTATCAGCACCATTGCACTCGGCGACGGTGTTTCGCGCTCAAATGACGTATTGGGTAGGGTTTATGAGTACTTCCTTGGCCAATTTGCCCTTGCAGAGGGAAAGAAGGGCGGACAGTTCTATACACCGCGATGCGTTGTTCAATTGTTGGTTGAGATGCTTGAGCCGTATGAAGGCCGCGTATTTGACCCTTGTTGCGGTTCAGGTGGTATGTTTGTTCAAAGTGAGAAGTTTATCGAAGCCCATGCTGACCGTTATAATGGCAAGGTAAAGGAAATCGACAAACTGTTTGAGAGCGTTGTGTCTGTTTATGGGCAGGAAAGCAACCAGACCACTTGGCGGCTGTGTAAAATGAATCTTGCTATGCGCGGTATAGACAGTTCCAATGTGAAATGGAACAACGAAGGCTCGTTTCTCAACGATTCGCACCCAGATCTCAAAGCAGACTTTGTTATCGCTAATCCGCCGTTTAATGATAGTGACTGGAGCGGTGAGTTACTTCGCACAGATGGACGTTGGAAATATGGCGTACCGCCAGAAAACAATGCAAATTATGCATGGATTCAGCACTTTCTATATCACCTTTCTCCAAAAGGGAAGGTCGGATTGGTGCTGGCGAATACCGCGCTCTCTATCGAAACTGAGGCTGAGTTCTCTATCCGGAAGAAAATAATTAAGGACGATTTGGTGGAGTGCGTGATTGCTCTGCCTGCAAAACTCTTTTACTCAACAAAAATAGAGGTTTGCTTGTGGTTTTTTAATCGTGCTAAAAGACAGAAGGGCAAAACGCTATTTATTGACGCTCGGTCTCTCGGTAAATATGTAAATCGTACACTTAAAGAGTTTACCGATGTGGACATAAAAAAAATATCCACCACTGCTCAAGCATTCTTTAGCAGCGAAGGCTATATGGATGTCCCCAATTTCTGCAGAGTGGCTACCACGGAAGAAATAGAAAAAAGGAATTTCAATCTTTCACCAACGAAATATGTATCAGGCACACTCGGCATTGGTGATGATAGCGACCTTTCAATCGCTGTGCGCGATTTATCTGGCAACATTGATTCTCTTAGAGAAAAGATGGCGCAACTATCGGAGGAATTTGGCGAAAGGTCAGGTGGTACTGGGGTTATTACAACTGCTGCTATTGACTTCGGTAAAGCTCTGCGAATGCCCGATTTCAATAGCATGAGTTCGGAAGAACTCGCAGAATTGTTAGACCGTATTGGTGCCATAACGCAACTGCAAAAGATAGGAGCAAGTCTGGCTGGGTTGTTTTCCGAGGCTCTATTTAGGGCCTGGTTCATAGATTTTTCTTTTCTTGATGGCGATGGAAAGCCTTATAAGGATAATGGCGGGGCAATGAAAGAAACCCCGTATGGTAAGGTTCCTGAAATGTGGGATGTCATCCATTTGGGCAGTATTCTTCAGATTAGAAATGAGCGCGTTGGCGACAGAGATGATGTGCCCGAATATTCCACTACGAACCGTGGCGTTCATCTTCGGTCTGAAAATTTCAGCAAGACAATAACAAACAATGGATCGAAAAACAAACTCGCCTACTGTGGTGATTTGATATTCGGTATGAGCCGTGAAATATTGAACTTCGGGGTTATGAAGGACGAGATCGGAGGGGTCAGCCCTGCCTACCATGTCTATGAGATTGATGACACAAGAATGAACCCCGAAATTTTAGAGATTTATATGCGTATTTGTAACAGCTACTTTTTGTCTCTTATTAAACCGGGGGCGCGGGAGGGACAGGTCTTGGACAAGAACGAAGTGCAATCAAAACCCATTCTATGTCCTCCCATTGATTTGCAAAACCAGTATATGTTAATCCGCAAATATCTGACTCAGTTTGCGCCGTTTGGTGTTTAGGAGGTGTAATGATGGCTAAACTGTGTGAATCTGCAATAGAAGAAATGGCCATTGAGGAGCTGCAAAGCACCGGATATACATACATATCCGGTGTAGACCTCGCACCCGATGCACCTAATCCCGAACGGAACAGCTACGGCGAAGTTTTGCTTATGGGACGGCTTCAAACTATGCTTTTCAAGTTGAATCCCGACATACCTGTCGATGCAGTGCAGGGTGCAGCTCGGAAGTTATCGCGGATAGCGACCTCAAACCTGCTCACGGATAATGAGGAGTTCCACAAAATGCTCGTGGACGGTGTCCCCGTGGAGTATCGCAAGGGCAGTGACATCAAGGGTGATTTTGTCCATGTTGTAGACTTTGATAACCCGCTGAATAACGAGTTTCTTGTAGTTAATCAGTACACCATCGTCCAAAACAATAACAACAAACGCCCCGACGTGCTACTGTTCGTAAACGGCATACCGCTTGTTATCTTTGAGTTGAAAAACCCCGCCGACGAGAACGCCACCTGCCATAAGGCGTTTGACCAGTTACAGGCGTACAAGTTGGCGATACCGGGGCTTTTCACCTGCAATGAAATCTGCGTCATCTCCGACGGCTTGGAGGCAAAGGCGGGGTCGCTGACCGCCTCTTATTCTCGTTTTAGCGCGTGGAAGACGAAAGATGGCATCAAAGAAGCCGCCAAGTTTGATGACGAACTATCGACGTTGATACATGGGCTTTGTGATCCAACGACGCTGATTGACTACATACATAGTTTCATAACATACGAAAAGACTCATACCGAGGATAAAGAAACCTACATCGTTAAAGTGGAGACGGTCAAAAAAATTGCAGCTTATCATCAGTATTACGCCGTGAACAAGGCAGTGGAACAGACTATCCGTGCCAGCGGGGTTACTACAGCCTCTCAAATGCTTCGTGAAGACCCTGAAAAATACGGACTCCCCGCCGCCAAAGACCAGCCGAGGGGAGACCGTAAGGCGGGCGTAGTCTGGCATACACAAGGGGCCGGAAAGTCGCTGTCGATGGTGTTCTATGCGGGCAAAATCGTGAGGAAACTAAACAATCCAACTATTCTTATCCTAAATGATCGAAATGACCTCGACGACCAGTTATTTGACACATTCGCCGGCAACAGTGATCTCCTGCGCCAGCCGCCAAAACAAGCGGACTCTTGCGAGGAGCTGAAAACCCTGCTGAAAGTCGCATCCGGCGGCATCGTGTTCACTACCATACAGAAGTTCATTCCCGATAACAATACCTCGGTCTATGAACGGCTGTCTTCCCGTGACAATATCGTGGTTATTGCAGATGAAGCGCACCGTACCCAGTACGGCTTCAACGCCAAACTCCGCGACATCAAAGAGAACGGCGAGGTTGTCGGTCAACGGATTGCTTACGGCTTTGCCAAATATATCCGCGATGCACTACCGAATGCGACGTTCATTGGCTTTACTGGTACACCCGTCGAAAAGCAGGACGCGAACACCCCTGCCGTTTTCGGCAACTATATTGACATCTACGACATCGCTCAAGCGGTTGAAGATAACGTGACTGTCCGCATATTCTACGAAAGCCGACTTGCAAAAGTGAACCTCACCGAAGAAGGTAAACGTCTTGTGGAGCAGTTTGATGCGGAACTGGACGAAGTGGGCGAAGCCGATGAAGCAACAGCTGCTAAGATAAAGTGGGCGAAGTTGGAAGCCATAGTTGGTAACGAAGACAGGATTAGAATCCTCGCCAACGACATCATTACACATTTCGAAGAACGGCAAGAGGTGTTTGAGGGAAAAGCGCTTATTGTCGCAATGAGTAGGCGCATTGCCGTCTCTCTGTATAATGCAATTATTAAAATGCGCCCCGAATGGCATAACGACGATTTGGATAAGGGTGTCATCAAGGTTGTTATGACTTCGAGTAGTTCGGATGGTGCCGCAATCCAAAAGCACCGCACGACCAAGGCGCAGCGTAAAACCCTGGCTCTTCGCTTGAAGGACGAGAACAACCCATTAAAAATTGTTATCGTACGTGATATGTGGCTCACGGGCTTCGATGCTCCGTGCCTGAACACGATGTATATAGATAAGCCGATGAAAGACCACAACCTTATGCAGGCAATTGCCCGCGTCAACCGTGTGTTCAAGGATAAGCCGGGCGGATTGATTGTGGATTACATTGGCATTGCCACTAACCTGAAGAAGGCTCTCGGTTTCTATGCGGAAAGCGGCGGCAAAGGTGTTCCGGCTGAAACGCACCAAAAAGCTGTCGAGATAATGATTGAGAAACTGGAGGTCGTGCGTGGTATCCTGCACGGCTTCGATTACTCAGCCTTTTTCTCAGGTGCGGTTAAGGATAAACTGTCGATTATACTACAAGCAGAGGACTACATTCTCGGCGTAGATGACGGTAAGAATCGCTACGTCCGAGAGGTGTCGTTGCTGGGGCAGGCATATGCTCTTGCAAAGCCCGACCCAAAGACTTTTCAACATGCAGAAGAGATAGCATTTTTCCAAGCAGTTAAGGCTCGTCTGACAAAGTTTGGGACCGGAGGCACTGGTAGAGACGATAGCTATGATTCAGTCATACGCAACATTGTAAACACCGCAATAGCTTCTGACCAAGTGGTCGACATCTTCAGTGCTGCGGGGCTTCAAAAGCCGGAACTCTCCATTCTTTCAGAGGAATTTCTGAAAGAGATTAGGGGAATGAAGTACAAGAATGTCGCCTTTGAATTACTGAAGAAGTTACTGTCCGATGAAATAAAAATACGCGCCAAGCATAACCTTGCCAAATCAAAATCGCTAATGGAAATGCTAGACGGGGCTATTAAACGATATCAGAATAATCTTCTGACCACCGCAGAGATTATCGAGCAACTCATCCGCATAGCCCGTGAAATCAATGCTGCAGACAAGCGCGGCCAGGATATGGGGCTTTCTGAGGACGAGCTCGCGTTCTATGATGCTCTCGAAACAAACGACAGCGCGGTGAAGGTTTTGGGTGACGACCAGTTGCGGGCAATCGCACGGGAGATAGCTGATAAAGTTAGACAAAATGCCACTATAGACTTCGCAATCAAGGAAACTGCTCGCGCCCGCATTATGGTTATTGTTCGAAGGATACTCAACAAGTACGGCTACCCACCGGACAAGCAGCCCGCTGCTATTGATCTTGTTATGAAGCAAGCGGAAAATCTTGCAGATGTCTGGTCTGCAGAGGTGAAATAGCGAAGTACCGAAAGACGGAAGCAAACTGCTTACTGGAGGACAAACGCGATGGAAATGCTGCAAAAGACAATCGTGGACGCCGGATTCGACGGCATCTTCTCCGAGGTGTCCCACGACGAAAAATTGAGGCTTATTAATCCCCACCAGTTGCGCTTGTTCCAGCTGAGCGTGGTTGACAATGCGTTTGCTTTCGATGCGCTGAAAAGGTTCCTTCAAATAAACATCGGGCAGTACATCTACTCGCGGGAACGAATCCAAAAGTTCATGGATGAGAATGAAATAACGCTCATCGGTCTGAAAGCTGTAGAACTCCTGCGTAATCGTTGCAATGGTGACTTGAGTTGGCTTGGCGATGAGTTGGGCGACCTCATGCTGTACGTCTTTCTGGAGCAGATTCTCGATGCGCCAAAGGTATTTAGCAAGTTCGACCTTCTGCCCGATGGTCAGATTGTTCTGGGGAGCAGTGGAGTTCATCTGCTCCACCCCGATAAGGGCATTCCGTTTTACCAGATGGTTTTTGGGAAATCGCACATAGTAGGAGACCCAAGAGACGCTATAGACGCCGCTTTTGTCACGCTTGAAGCCATAAAAAATGACACTGCCCGTGAAATGCGGCTCGTTGAAAGCACGGCCTTTGATAAGCAATTCTCGCAAGATGTCGCAGAATATTTGAAAGACATCATCTTGCCGAGCAAAGGTGTCGCTGCCACACACGACACGGCATTTGGCGTATTCCTTGGCTACTCATTGGGATTAGAGGCAGATAAAAAGACATCGGAACAGTTCCGCGCTGAGTTGCAGCAGAAGATGAAGCTGGACATCAAGAATCACGTCGCCTACATAGCGGACAAAATCAAAGCGGCTAAAATGGAGCGGTATTCGTTTTACTTTTACTTTTTACCCTTCAACAAGGCAGATGGCGAGAAGCGGCGCATAATGGGTTCGCTCCTCGGACTTAAGGGGGGGATGTAGGATGACCGACGAATTTGGCATCAGCTTGGGCAATGTTATCTTTGCGGGCATCGACCGCAACCCTTACCTGATTGAGCTGTACAACCATATTCTGTACAACTATACATTGTCTCTCTTTGGCTTCACACAGATGATGCCGAAAGAGGTTGATGTCGAGGCTGCTCTCCGTTTTGCCGATGTCCTCTCGAAGTCCACCGACAAGGAGAAGTCAGACAGACACAAGATTTGGGCGCAGGAAATCGTCGCGCTTTTAAAGGAGACCCAACCTGACAATCCCGCCGTGCTGGAATATTTCGGTTCGGTTCTTATGAGTACCGAGAACTTTCGCGGTCTTGCTATGAACGCACCTCAATTTCAGGGTCGAACGTTGCTCGACAGGGCCTACACGGAATTTTGCAGGGAGCTTCTAAGCATCCCGGCTGACAAGGAGAGACAGTTCTTTCGTTCTCAGAAGGAAGTTTACGACCGCCTGACCGAGCCGTACTTTAGTTATTCGGGACCAACCTCAATGGGTAAGTCCTTTGTGATGAGGATGTTCATAAAAAAGCAGGTTATGGACGGCTCGAACCTGAACTTTGCCATCCTGGTCCCAACGAAGGCTCTGATAAACGAAGTATACAGCAAAATCATCGAGGACTTAAAAATCAATGAAAAGAGAGGCTATCTCGCCGAGCGCAATTACACGCTTGTGACCGCGGCTGGTGCGTTGCAATTGAAAAAAGGCGACATGAACTTCATCTTTGTCCTTACGCCAGAGCGGTTGCTCTACTTACTTATCGGGAAGCCAGATGTGAGGATTGACTACCTCTTCATCGACGAGGCACACAAGATTTCAGCAAAGGACAGCCGCAGTGCGTTCTACTACAAGGTTGTGGATATGATTTCCCAAAAACAGAAACCGCACATACTATTTGCTTCGCCGAACATCCCAAACCCAGAGGTGTATTTAAGACTACTGCCCGACGCGGATATGGAAACCGACCGCAAACTGGCCACCTCGTTTTCGCCGGTCAGCCAGATAAAGATTCTGGTGGATTTGATATGCGGCGAAATAAAGACATTTAACTCCTATACCGAGCAGCTTGATACGGTGACCAGTTTTCCGCCCGGGGCAAACCTCCACCAGATTATCGCTTCGGTATGCCGTCGACGGGAAGACCGAAAAATGCAGAATATCGTCTATTTCAATTCAAAGGAAAAGGCGGTTGAATACGCCCTCGACTTTGACAAGAATGTACCGGAGCAAAACGATGATGCTCTGACCTCGTTAGCGAAAGAAATAAGGAAAGAGGTTCACGGCGAGTACTACCTTGCCGATATAATCACAAAGGGTGTGGCCTACCATATCGGCTACTTGCCCGCTTCTATTCGGGCGCGAATAGAGGGCCTGTATCGCGACCGTAAAATTCACACGCTGTTCTGTACCAGCACATTATTGGAGGGAGTTAATCTGCCTGCTGACAACCTGTTTATTACTACCTATGGCAAAGGTCGTGGCAGATCGAAGATGAACGCAGTTGACTTCAAGAATCTAATAGGGCGTGTGGGGCGTATTGAGTACAATCTCTTCGGCAACGTCTTTCTTGTTAGACTCGAAAGTAAGACCACCACCGAGGGCTTTATTGAGTTGCTTAAGCAAGAAGTGCCGAAACAGGAACTATCTCTTGTTTCTGAACTGACCAGCAGTCAAAAGAAGCAGATTGTGGCTTGCCTTCTCGAAGGCGATATTGGACTTGATAACATGAAAATCAAATCTAAAGAGTCGTACAAGCTAATCCGTAAATTTGCCTTGATACTGTTGCGTGATATAACTAAGAACAACAACAGCATTGTTCGCCGCGAGTTTGCGCCATACTTGCAGGGCAATATCGAAGCCAAAATTAAGGAAGCTTTCCGCAAAATGGACAACGCGCCCGACGATGACATTAACATATCCGTTGATCAGATGAGAAGCCTGTATGGAGCTATAGCGAATGGTCTTAGTTATCCCTCGCTTACTGACAAGCGAAATGTCGATCATAATACCTTGATGGAATTTCTGACGGAGTTAAGCGGGGTATTTAATTGGAGAAAATATGACAGCGAGAGCATTGGCAACAACAACCGCTTGAAATGGTACGGCGTAGTTCTGAGCCGCTGGATTAACGGCCACGGACTGAGCTTCATCATGAAAGAGTCAATCGACTACTATAGAAGGAATCCAGAAAAGAAGGTTCAAATCAACAACAAGCTGGAGGTCTACAACGGCACGAAGCGGCACAAAAACAGCGTGATTGGTGAAACATTGGAAGCCATTGAACGGGTTATCCTATTCAGCCTGTCGAACTACTTCTTGAAGTTTTCCGAAACTTACAAGCGGTATCATCATATCGAGGGGGATTTAAAGAACGATTGGTATGAGTATGTCGAATATGGGACTACGAACCCTCTCACAATATTTTTCCAGCGAAACGGCTTCTCACGTGAGACAGCAATGTATATACGGCAGCACCGCGTCGAATACGTCACAGGCTTAGAAGTCGCCGACCCCAAGCTGAAGCGAAGCCTTGCGCAATGCGACAACATTAGCGTCGAACTTGAGGTCGCAAATATGATGTATAACAACCCCGAGCTGTTCGTGGATTGAGATATGGGCGTATGACAAGAATTCTTCGTTGCACAAAAGCAGTTTAACAGACGCAGTGGTTAAGGTATTCCGTCTTTAATGTGTAACCTAAAGCCCGAAACACTCCGAAGGAGGCTAATATGAGGATAACTTGTGTTAAGGTTTCAAATTTCAGGAACATTGACGGTATAAACGTCAATTTCAACCCGGAGTGCAATTACATCATTGGGGAGAACAACCTTGGAAAAAGCAATTTCCTTTCTCTCCTCAGTACCATATGCAACGGAAAGGGTTTTGACGACAATGACTTCACTGATCCCGCAAAGCCCATAGAAATTGAAATGGAAATAAAGCTGCTCCCGAATGAGCAGGGTTTTTTAGGAGAAAATTTTTCGCCCGAGGATGCTTCGTTGCTAAAGATTCGCTATCGACAAACAATCAAGGACGCTTACCCCACCATCGTTAGTGCAGACTCAAACGAAAGCATCCAGGCACGGCTCATACGGAAAATCAATTTTCTTAAATATGAGACTACTTCTATTCCGAGCAGGGAGCTACGCCTTGATTCGCAAAAAGGTGCTGGGCTTCTCATAAACAGAATAATCGAGATATTTACTACTGAGGGTGCGCCGGTTTTCCTGAATAACGAGCAGGTTGGTGGCTTAATGGATTTTATCAACAAGCATTTGGGGAAAATCCGTAGCTTTCGCGACTATTCCATTAGGGCAACGATCTCACCAAATCCGACGGAAATGTTGACGAGACTTTTTTATCTGTCTGATGGTGATAGAAAAATAGACACAACGGGCAGCGGTGTCCAATATATGGCGATGGCTTCGATAAACATCCTATGCCAAATTATGGAGTTGTATAAAAGCAAGTCAACTCCGTTTGAGGAACAGGTTTATACGGACGACGACGGCAAAAAGATGTTACCGCTGGTACTATCGATTGACGAACCGGAGGTGCACCTTAACCCCTATTTGCAGAGGTCGCTCATCGGCTATTACAAAAGGATTCTACGTAACGAGGATGCCGAGTTTGCAGAACTGCTAAAGAGCTGCTTTAACGTGGACGGCATCGCCGGACAGCTAATAATTGTAACGCACTCAACAGACGCTTTGGTTGGAGACTACCGCAACCTCATCCGCTTCTATAAGGATGGGGATAAGACTGCGGTAATCAGCGGTGCTGGCCCGACTTTGAGCATTAGTAAAGAACTTGATAAGCATCTGATTATGCGTTTCCCCGAAATAAAGGAGGCGTTTTATGCTCATTGCGCCATACTGATGGAGGGAGAAACTGAATATGGATGTATTCACGATTTTGCCAAGATGACGGATGTTTCTCTAGACGATAACGGTATTTGCGTGGTAAACGCCCGCGGTGAAGGGTCGATAAAACCTCTTCGTCAGTTGCTTGCCGCATTTTCTGTTCCGAGCATCGCGATTTATGATGGCGATGTTAAAGCTGGACACACGCCAAGCGATGACGAGTTCTTCACGCAAGAACTCTGCTTTGAAATCGAAATCATAAAGATGCTCTATGCAAAAGGTAAATCTGCATTGGTGCGGCAAATCGCTCTCGCCTTGGACGATAAGGCAGAATCGGTCGGTATGGATGCAGATTTTGTTCGAAAGCACTTCAAGAAAATGGGGATTGAACTGGCGGAATATGCCACTAAGAGACTGTCAGATGTCAATGATAATGATGAAGACGAGTTTTGCCGTATGTATTCAGCTTGGTTTATGGCAAAGAAAGGTGTCCTCCTTGGACGGATAATCGGAAATACCCTCACCGCTGATCTCATTCCGACTTGCTATACCAACGCGATAAAGAAAGCGCAGGAGGTGGCTAACAATGCCTAATGCCAATCTTGCGGAAATAAAGGCGAAAATATCGACGCAGCACGAAGGAGACGAGAAACAGCTTGAAGTTATTTTTTCTGATAGTCCTCGCCTGATAGTTGAAGCACCTGCGGGCTACGGAAAGACCACGACGATGATTAGCCGCATTGCGTACTTGTTCGCTTCTGGCGGTATCCCAAATCCAAAGCGCATACTTGGCTTAACTTTCAGCGTAAACGCTGCGCTGAAGGTTAAGAGAGAAGTTGCGGAGAAGCTACCTGCACTTCTTGGCGCGCAAAACAGCCCTATTGCGATAGGCGAAAAGGTCACCGTCACAAACTACCACGGTTTTTGTAAAGGTGTTCTGAAGAAGTACGGTTATCTTATCGACAAGGCTCTCCGAAAAGACGTCAACCTTTTCAGGGCAGTGGGTGACAGCGAAGTCCACAAGAGGCCGGAACTGAAGATAGCGTTAACGGCTGTAGAACTTCAGCAACTCGAAAGCGTGGAGAGTGCTATTAAGAACGCCACCATACCAGATAAGCAGGTTAGGCAAGCGTATAACGGCATCGTCGCTGAGAAGTTGCTTCCGTTGGACTACATCACCCATAATGCGGTCATTCTCTTTGTGTTGGAGATTTTTGACCGCTTCCCAGAGGTTCGCAAGTTCTACCAAAGCTACTATCCGCTTCTCGTAGTTGACGAGTTTCAGGACACCAACTGCATTGCTTGGGCTTTGCTGAAATCAATTATCTCGGATGGTACACAGTTGCTATTCCTTGGAGACCCTTTACAGCGAATATACGGTTTCATAGGGGCATTGCCGAACATTATGCCTACGGCAACTGAAAATCTTGATATGACGAAAATCGAACTGGATAAAAACTACAGATTTCGCAACAATCCGCAAATGCTTAAATTGGATGCGAATATCAGGGCAAATGCGGCGACGGGCTTTTCACCCTTTATTAACGAATCTGACATTGCCCAATTGCCTACCTATTGGGGCTTGACGCAGCAAGAGGAGGCGAAGCAAGTCGTTAACCGGGTGAGTGCAATACTGACGGATAATGCAGGTAAAGTTGCTATCCTATTTCGAGCGCGCGGACGGAATGCTGAAATAGTTGAGGAACAACTCAATGAGTCTAAGGTTCCATATTTCTATGGAATGTTTACGGATGAGGATGAGGACTATGTTGCCTTTCACATTAAGTGTCAGGATATTTTCATGCGGAAATTCGGAAAAACTAAGAACATCAACAAAAAGGCATTGGTCGCATTTTCTGATAGCGTACAGGCTGCTTATGATACAGCGAGTGGAAAAACCGTCAGTTCGCTAATTCGTCTACTTGATGCACTTGTCGAGAAAGTTTCTGTCGACTACTCCGATTTGATGACCGAGGATAAATACAGCCTTTTGCTGGACATATTCGAAAATCGGCAGTTAAAGCAAGCGATGGAATATGTAGACTCTAAACTTATTATTTCAACGGTTCACGGTGCAAAAGGACTTGAATGGGATTATGTAATGCTCGCGGATGTTGAGCAGTGGGTGATGACTTTCTTGTGCAAGGAATGTCCTAGCCTCAGAACTTCCGCCAACACATTTGCTTGCAGGTTACCTCAGACAATACCTGAAACAATGAAAAACCCTTTATTGGGTGACCTGTGCGTTTTTTATGTCGGTTTGACGCGGGCTCGGAAGCAGGCATACGTTTCCGCAAGCGCAGAACGATTTAACGCTAAGGGGCAGCAGTTTTCGAATGGCAAGGTCTGCTGTCTGGCATTGGTGGATGGAGTCAAACTGGTAAAGGCGGATTCGTATGTTATCCCGCAGTAATCCGAACCTTTTAATTTTGCCTAAACTTTTTAAGTTTTGATCGGTTAGACCGAGAAGGGGTGCGCAAGAACCGTGATGACAGCGACAACAGCAGGGCAAGCGACCGCGCGGATTAAAAATACAGAGGGAACAAATAGCTTTCGCGGACAGGCTATACCCCACAAAAGCTTTAATTGAGCGGGTTTTTCGCTCGCCCAGTTTTGCGTAGGGCAGATGCCGCCGCTTGGTATTGTATCAATCTGGAATTCTCATAGACTCAGCCAAACGAACAGGTACAATAATAAGGGTGTGCGAAACAGTCAAATCGTTAAAAGATGCACACCCTCAAAAGCGAGAGGTGTGTTTTTTATCAATAGATAGTACCTTTGCCAAATAATCTACCATCTATTGATACAAGGAATTGTGTCGGTGGGTGGTTTTGTTTTTGCTTAAGAGCCTAGAAATGAAGCCGCT